CTATAAAATCGCAAGTAAAAGCGTCGATTTTGAATATGCCACTTGCAGGTGTTGTTAAAGTAATACCGCTTGTTGTGTCAATACTCTTTGCTATTGTACCTGTTTTTGATGATTTTCTAAACTTACACTCAATAGTGTAGCCTGTTAAATCTAAAGGTACTGCATTTACCGTTATGGTAAACTGTAAATCTTTAAAGGTATCTCCTTTTATAATTGTTGGTAGATTGTATGAACTTGCCATTTTAAATATATTATATAATTAACACTCTTTAAGAATATCAATGATTATTTTACTATGTTGTTGTTTACTTAAATACTCCTTTAGCTTTTCTATATTCTTTTCTTTAGGAGCGTACATCTTATCCTTTATATCTTTCATATAAACCAACCACCACTATAATTAACATCTTTATCTGGGTACATCTCACCATTAGAATTAGTGATATATTCGGTGTATAATGTTGAATTAGCACACATATAATCTAAGAATCTTTTAGCATAAAACTCTGCATTATCTCTTGTACGCTGTATAATGTAATCTAATTCTGTCTTATCTATCGTTTGTCCGTTGTCAGACGTATGCTTATAGATACCGCCATTCTTTACTTGGAATAACATAAACGGTAAGATAGCTGATTGACTATACCAAATTAACATAGGCTTAATATAATCGTCTAATAACGTCTTATAATTAACGTTTCCGACATCATTTATTTCAGCGTCTACAATTAAATTCTGCATTTTCTTATACAAGTTACCGCCTAAATAATTCTGTATTTGTGTGTCCTGTGCTACTTCAATGAATTGTAGTATCTTATCGCTATCTACGTTTCCATCTATTATTGACTTCTTCTTTAAGTCATCTACGCTAATAAATAATGCTTTCTTTGCCATAACTATTTTCTATATGCACCTTTGTCTGGTCGGTCAATCATTCTTTCTGTAACTTCTGGTGGATTAATAGGTTCAACGAAATCACTTTTAGGAGTTACTTGTTTTCCCCCTATCTTTTTATATACTTGTAACTCCCAAAAATGATGACAATTTTTACCACCTTTGTATTTAAACAAACTATAATTATTTCTATTATGTCCTAATTCCTTATTTACACCCCTAAAAGACATTATATTAATATCTTCCTTTCTGAATACTACTTTGTTAGATGTGTAGTTTTCCATGTGCTTACAGAACTTTCTGCTATCACCACTATTTCTAACAGGCATATAAGCATATCTTACTTTATATACACCGTTATCTTGTGATGATTCTTTCTTAGGATTAGCTTCTGCTAAATCCTCTAATTTAAAGTCTGCGTCACCTTCTTTTACTTCCTTACTGTACACTAACTCCCAATCATCAGAGATAGTTTCACCAAGAGCCTCTAATTGCCCTAATAAGTCATCTTCATCTTCGTCTGTTAACTCAACTACATCACTTGATAGCTTTTCACCTGTTTCTTCTTCTCTCTTAACTCTTGTAGAGATATTATCTAATTCTGTAAATTCGATAGGTTGTAATGTAATGAAATAAAGATTTAAGTGTATATTATTAAATTCAAGTATTTCGTTAAGAGCATACAGTATTTCATCTTGTAATGGTCGTATGATTACATTATCCATTAATACAGATGCTGTCCGTAATTCTTCCGCATTGTTACCAAAACCTGTGTTGTCTTTAATACCTAATAAGATAGGTGAAGTAACACCATGTCCTAACATTATCTTTTCTCTTGCTTCATCACTCATAAACTGATATTGAGCATGAGCATCTGGTAAATGAATAGGCTCTATGTCTGCTTTAGTTTCTGAACTTTCGTTAAATGCTAAGATAAACTTACCACTATTTGAAGTACCACCAAACTTATCCATTATCTTACGCTCAATAAGTTCTTGCGTTTCTTCGCTTGGCATACCATTGTTAAAGTTAATTAACATTGAAGGTTGTAAACCGTTACGAATATTATTAATGTGATAGTTAGATACTTCTTCTTCTAAAGCACAATATTGTAAACACCCATGATAATCAACAGGTGCATAATAATAAAAACCACTGCGATAAGGTTTGATTACATATATCTCATTTAAGTCTTTTGGTGTTCCATTACCATAAGAAGGAATACGTTTAGGCTTATCTGTGTTTTTATATTTTTTCCAACTTGGATGATAATAATATGCTTCTATAATACCTTTCTTATTAGCCTTCTCTGCTCGTAAGCATTCCATAGGAAAATGAGATACTTTTATAATCTCTTTCTTACCTTTCTTATAAGTAACTTGAATAGCTGCTTGTCCTAACAATTTATAATCAGAAACTATCCTTTTAATTTGACGCTTAGGTAATAGCTTCTTCATTTTAAGATAATCCTCTGGATTGTCTAATGAATTAGATGCTTCTAATCCACGCCCATATACCATATCGGTAATACCGTTAACGCATCTTGAGTTTGTAGGTGAGCCTAAGTACTTTTCAATGATGTCATCGAAGTAATCATTATCATCACCATAAATTATCCAATCCTTATTGTAGACTTCCTTTATAGTGGGAACTTGATAACCAGAGAGGTTAACCGCTCTAATCGCATAATTTTTTTTATTTTCTTCCATTATCCAAATATATATTCGCCTGTTTCATCATTTTGTTCGTAATCCGAAGCAGTGTCTAATCTTTGTTCAAAAACAACTATATCTCTGTAAATAGGATTACCATCAGCATCTAAAGCAGATACTGTTAAACTTGTATTCTCGTTTACACCAGTTAGTAATTCTGTTATATCTATTGTGAAATACCCATCATAGAAAACAGAAGTGTCATCAATTATTAGTGTTGCGGTTTCTTTTGTTTCTTGATTAACCACTACAACACTATCAGCTATATTATCAGCATCCCTTAATATAAAAGGCACACTTATAATCGGTAAACTATCGTAATCAAATATTGTCATATACTATTAACAATATTTTGCTTTTTCATTTTATTTAATACAAAAAAGAGGCTACATTTCTGTAACCTCTATTATTAAACATAAGTAATTAAAAAAGTATTAAGGAGTAGCAACGCCATCTTCAATAACACTTGTATTAATTGTAAATCCACCTACTGCATCCATAAGAGTACTATCTATAAAGTAAGCCATTCCTACTTCTTTGCCTTCGATAGCTAAAGTATATCCATTCATATCACCCATAGCACCGCCAGTAGCACTTCCAACAGATATTTCACATCCATTTTGTGCACCTAATACTCTAAAGTTACCATTATAATCTTCAAGGATAACGTGAGGTCTGCCATAAGAAAGCAACTTTAATTGCACTTGACTTAGGTTATCTTGTTTTTTTAATGATACATTAGCTGTTTGTGTCCAAAAAGAAGTACCGTTATCTCGGCTATTCTCATTGGTTTCTTCAAAGGTGTTATTATCACCTCGTAGTTCAAATTTAAAAGTGTCAACAGCAGCCGTTAAAGCTGTTATTTCCTCTGCAACGATGGTAGCGTTTTCAATGAAATCAGATTGGTAATTCGCAATAAACATATTGCGTAATCCACCAACGTTAGATTTACATGCTTCGTTTCTACCATAACTAATATCACAAGCCATAAATTATTTTATTTTTAAAAGTTAATTAATTGGTATTTGGGTGGCTTTTACACCACCCTTATTAAACACCTTTATTAGTTGGCACTATTTACGATACCGTAAGTTACGATTTCAGTAATATTACCATATTGACAACCTGCTGTCATTCTCATAATCATTCTCACATTTTGAGAACCATCTTTATCTGCCATATCTAACACTTGAACTTCATTTGTGTCATTGAATAATCCAGTACCAAACCATAGGTTAGATTTTTCAGCGAAGATAGCTGTGTCAGATGCAAGTCCATTAGTCATAACGATAGGTACACCATCAATAACTAATCCGTTTAATGTTTGGTTGTTGAATTTATCAACATAACCTAAAGTACCTAACGCTTGTACATACGCACGATAAATGTTTGGTGCTACATAAATCATTCCATCAGCACTTCCATAAATCTCTTGTGGAATTTGAGCAACGATTAATTGTAGTTGAGCAACAACGTTAGAAGCTGTTACAGTAGTTCCTGTGATTTCGTGAGCGGCTGGTAAGTCAGCGTCTAAAGCGATAAGTGTTCCAAATCCATTAAAAGAACCACCTGTTCCAGTTGCACCTCTCCAAATAGCTACTTCATTTTGAGCAGCTACTTTTTCAGCTACTGTTGCAATTAAGAAAGAAGCGAAATCTGGTGGTAAAGAATCAAATGCTGAATATCCCATAGAGATAGCATCCCAATCAGAACGGAAATCTTTTTTACATAATTCTAAGTTTACTTGAAGTTCTTTAGGCTCAAGTACTCTTTCTGTTAAATCCACAGTTGAAGTATCTTGAAAATCACAAGTTGCGTCTGCTAATAAAGAACCAACAGCAAGTTTTTTAACGACTTGTTTGTATTTAATGTTTGGTTTAATGGTTACTAATCCATTAGCTAAAGTGTTACCAGAAAGTAACGCTGCTTTGATATACGGACTTGCTTTTTCGCCTGCGTATGTTGTAGTAATTGATGTTACTGTTGCCATAATTATTTTTATTATTTATTATTATTATTATTTATTAAGCTGCTCCTGTAAAGGTTAATGATGCGGCTACTACTGCTGACCCTTCAACATACCATGCTGAACCATCTGATTCAATAGATACCCAGTCGCCAATACCTGCTTTACTGGTGTGTACAAATGTAATTACATCTTCTAAAGCTGCTGCTACTGCTGCTCCTGCTACTTGTGCTGAACCAGAAATAACCTTTGCTGGTGCTGTAATTGTCCATGAACTTGTAGCTACTGCTGCTGTACATAGAAACTTAAAATTTAAACCTTCTGCTACCGCAGGTAAGGTAATTGCTTCTCCAACTGCATCTAAAAGGAAAGTTACTCCTGAATCTGCTGTTGTTACTGTGTAATCTGCTGAAAGTGATTTGTAGTTATTTTTACTTCTTTCAACAGGGTTTGTTGTGTAAACTGATGTTCTTGCTGCCATAATTAATTAAATAAAGTGTTAAATACTCTTGATTGAATAGAGTTTAAGTTTTTGTTATTGTCTTTTAATTGTAGATTTTTATCTACTTCTACTTCTGGTGAGTGAGAAATTTCTTCTGCATCATCAGATAGTTCAACTTCTTCTTCTTTTTTGTCAGAAGATAATTCTTGTGGTACTTCTGCCTTTGTTTCGACAGATTTTTGCATTGCTGAAAGTAAATCCAAGAATTGTTGTTTGAACTCTTGTAATTCAACCTTTGTAGCATACTCTACTTTTTCTTCTTGCATAGGTGCAGCCTCTTCTTCAACAGGTGCTTCCTCTGCTAATTCAACTTCTTCTTGTACTACTTCTACCTCTTTAACTTCTTCTGAAAGTTCAATATCTTGTGAAAGTTCAGCCTCAATTTCTGGCGATGTAAATACGTCACGAAGTTTTTGTAAAATCTCTTTTGTGTTCATAAATTACAGTATTTGTGTTAATAATATAACAGATTAATAAATATTAGTTTCATTTTTGATTCTATATAAACTTGTTAGCAATCTTGTTTACTATAAGCAATCCTGCTAATCCTAAAAATATATAGATAAGATTTGTGCTATTAAATACAGTTTCTTTAGTCTTACTGTTATCCTTTAGCATTTCTATTGTTTCGTTTAATTCTTTTACGGCATCACTAATACAATCTATCTGTTCTGTGTTACCCTCTTTATCATAAACGATTTTAAGCGTGTTAGAGCCTTCCTTTTCAAAGTTCCTTACATATATAGTCGTATCTTTATATTTGACGTTAGGAACGCTGTATTGAAGCGTATCAGCCTTTTTATATAGTTCTGTTCGTGTTGTTTTTGTTTGCTCAACATCTTTCTTAGTTTTAAGCACGCCACACGAAGCTAAAAGCAATATTAATATGATGTATCTCATTTTATTTTTATTACGAATAAATACCTATGAGATGTACCTATCCTTATTTCTAACCATTTGTTTTTATAGATGTTTTTAACTAACGAAAACCTAAAATATAATCTATCTTTTTTGGTAAACCATATAAACGCCCATCCTAATATTGAGAAGTAATATGAAAGGTTATCACCTGCATTTCCTTGATATTTCCCATTATCATCTTCAAAGTTTATCTGTGCTTCGTTAGATAACGCAATCTGTTCACCATTCCTTGTTAAGTTTCCTTTAGCGTATATTATATTTTCATCACCGCTAATAGGTCTTATTTTAGTATGAGCATTCCACATTGGGTTTCTAAGTCCGCACCAACGATAACTTACCCACCAATTCTTTTTAGTTATTTTCTTTGCTTTACGCCAATAATCAGCACCAAACAATCCATCCTCATCATCAAACCACCACCACAACGGTATTTTAACACCATCATAATAAAAGAAATATACTAAAGGATATAATAATACTCCGCCTAAATAACAAGTTAGTAGAAGTGCTAATACACCAATA